TCCCCATGCATCAATTACTTTGAATGCTTCTTGTAATAAAGGATCTACCACCCACATTAATAGAGTACAATCTTTATCGGCCAAGTGACTGATAGGTAGATTACAAATATCATCAATAGACATACAATTATAATGTTGATTGGGATTTCGGTCTTCGCCCTTCTTTGAGAAATTCTTGAAATACCAAGGAGGGTCAGCATATATCACATTATATTTCTTATCGGGCAACTCAACCAAAGAAATCCTCCAAAGTATATTGCTTCTCAGAATTCCATCCCATCGCATTCAAAATAATCTGAATGGGGTCTAAGAAACTCTTCACGAACTGTGTATTATAGTCTATATACTGCTCCAAGTCAAGTTCTTTCGGCATAATAGTAACAAAGCCGAAGACATTTTCTTTGATTGGATTAGGCATCAACATATACAGAAACTTCATCTTGTTACCAGATTGTATACGCTCATAAGTATAGCCAAGATTGTTATCATCTAACTGCTTATTGTATAGCAAGGCCGCACGGACATGAATAGGAGTGCCCTTCTTATAAAGACTAGAACTATCTGCAAACTTTCTCATATCAGATACGCCACGAGGAAATGCTATCTCTTCTGGTGACAGTTTCATATATTCTTGTCTAAGGTCGTCTATATGTTTTTGAACATCTTCTTCGGTAGTAGTGATAATCTTTTTGATAGTATCAGTGATTAGTTGTTTACACACTTGAGGAGTAGAAGATCGGACTGCTTCAATACCAGTCAATTTCAATTTGGGTTCAGCGAATCGAACGCCTTCACTGTCAAGTACATTGGCGATGTATCGTTTCTTAGCGGTCCATATTGCTTTGTCGGCTATGATTTCACGGGCCATCACCATTTTCTGGCGAGGTGCTTTCATATATGTTTGAAGTTCATCGTAACCAGATTCAAGTTGTTTCTCAATATGAGACCCTACTTTGTTTAGAAAAGTTACAATCTTGTCCTTATCTGTTTCGTCTGGTAACACTTTTGATACTAAGGGTCCAAAGTTAATATAGACTGAATCAGTATCAATAGCGATTACATAATCTGTATTAGTCTTCAGTTCTTTATTTAAATATTCATTGAGTATCTTTTCAGCCCAACGAATAGTATATTGACCGGTAATAGTAATTGCTTCAGCTACTCGTACATCGAAATATCTAAAGTATTTATTTGCTAAAGCACCATAAAATGAATTCATAGCAATTTTAATTGCCATCTGGTTATTATCTAATAATGATATCTCTCGTTCTATACCCACTGTTTTATTCTTCTGATATCTCTGTTGAGCATCGATCATCTTTTGTTTGATAACAACTCGTTCATCATAATATTCTTGAATGATTTGTGGGATGATACCGTGTACATCATTACGAAACAATTGGCCAGAAGCGGTAAGACAGGTACCGACTGGGATATCAATATCAGGCATATCTAGTAGTTTATCTACAGTAGTATCAGGAATAATACTATTCACAATAGTTTCTGGACTCATATTATATTGCATAATCAAATGAGGATATAGACTGTTCAAATCAAACGAAACAACCCATTCATGCATACCAATTATGGGTTCTTTTACATGACCACCTTCAATGGTACTATAATCAGAACTTTTCTTCTGAGGGACGGCAATCTTTCTTTTCTTGAATTCGTTATAGAGAATAGCATCCCATATACCAACTGTACCTAACGTCTCTCCTAAGTTACATTTAGAACGATAGGCCATAGTCAACACTAAATCAATGAGACCTAACTTGTCTTCTAGCTTATCAACCAACTCAACATCTTTAACATTATATTCTACAAACTTTTGATAATCATGTTTATAGAGTAAATGAAGTGATCCATATTCACTGTAGTCTAGTTTCTTTTCACCAAGAACTACATTAGCAATATGATCGAGCTTATATGATTCTTGTTGGCCAAGTGTATTGAGTGTAAATTTCTTGAACAGGTCTATATAATCGAGTTGAATTACACCGATAATATTATAACCAACCATCTCTCTACCAGAAATAGTCTTGTTATTCACTTCGACTCTGCGCCATGGAGATAAGTTCAATATCATCTCTTCGCCAAATACACGTCTAATCCGATTTACTAGATATGGTACATCAAAGAATTCTGAATACCAACCAGTAAGAATGTCAGGGATATGATCACCCCAATATTCTATGAAATCAAGGAGAAGGTCTCTTTCATCTTTACATTTACGATATACGACATTTTGTGAACATTTATCACTATCAAAACTACCAGTGCCCCATGTATGATAGATGCTACCATTATTGTTCTTAATAGTAATTGTTATGATTTCAAACTTAGCTTGGTCTGGCTCAGGAAATCCATCTTCAGAACCAACTTCGATGTCGATGGTACAAATATTCATCTGTGTACGATCATAGGTCACTACGCCAGGAAATACTTCACTAATGAATTGGTGAATATAATTAGAGCTACCATATATTTTGAAGTTGGATACATCGTCATACTTTTGCAAGAACTCTTTACAGTCTCGCATAGTGCCAGGCTGAATTTCAGCTAAGGGTTGGCCTTCTAGCGATTTCCAATCACCATCATTATTTGGAATATGAAACGTCGGCTCAAACTTAATTTTCTTCGTGACGGGGCCTCTTTTATCATAGCCACGAAATAGAATATTGTTGCCGTATCGATCTACATTTGTATAAAACAAAACACCTCCATAAAAAAAGGGGAGAGCAATTTCTTACTCTCCCTAGTATAGCATTATCTATGTACTGTGTCAACAGTTATATTATCCGAGTCTTACAAATGGATTGTATTCTACTAGTGAAACATCGATGGAATTAAATGTTTGAACGATTTTAGTTACTACACATAAAACGACAAACATTCCGATAACTCCAGCGAAATAAACTAGGGCGGGATTATCTCTGATAAAATCTATCATACTACTCCATACCCCCTACTTTTTAGTTTCTCAAGATTCTTCAACCTTGATTCTAGATCCGCTACATCTACAGACTGGTTTAGGTATCTTTCTTCCCATGTAGAGAAAAAGGATACAATGCATTTATATAATTTATCCATTTAGTATTTGTGGTTCCCCCTTAGTTTCTTCTTTTTTGTTGATACCAACTTTTCGAGGCTTTTTGTTTTCAGGAACAATGTCTTCGAGGAATACTTTGAGCATCCCGTTGATGAGTGACGCATTTTTAACTTCAATAGTTTCTGAAAGATTGAAAGTTCTAGTGAATCCACGATTAGCAATCCCCCTATGTAAATATGGACTATCGTCTTTATTGTCTCCGATAGACCCTACGATCTTTAGTACATCTCCTTCAATTTCGATATCTATATTATCTTCAGAGAAACCAGCTACGGCCAGTTCAACCACATATAGATCTTCTTCTCTTCGAATATTATAAGGCGGGTATGATTGGGTTCTTGTCATTGTATTATTGAATTCATGCAACCTATTGTGCATTCGGTCAAATCCTACAAAGAATGGTGAATTTAGTAGATTAAATAAATCTTTAGTCATTAGTACCTCCTTAAGGCAGGTTTATATTGTGGCACCCTATAAGGCGTGCCGTAAGTCGTAAGCGAACTCTTGTCTGCTTACGATATTATTTAGCATGGAAATAGTAAAAATAGCATAGAATCACTATGCTATTAATACATACCAGAACAGCGTTTAGTTAGAATTACAAGTTACATAGTTGTTCTGAACACGGCAGTTCATATTACTATTAGTGCTGCCACCATTACCACGATAAGATACCTTAGGTGTACCATCATAATTATGTCGCCGTGAATTAACATTATTATTCGTATCACTGATTCGCTGGCCATTAGCATCAATACGATAACCATTAGCATCAATACGTCGGCCATTCTGATCAATTTGAATAGCATTACGATTTACACCAGAACGATTCTCGTATGGCATAGTAAGTGAATTACCTACAAAAGCACCACCTAAAGCACCTGCTAAGGCACCTCCTGCGGTGGCAATCTTCTTACCCATACCACTACCAAACTGATTACCAGCAAATCCACCCCCAGCAGCACCCAATAGACCACCACCAAGTTGACCCATAGTAGTAGGATTACAAGCACCGAGAGTTAGGGCTACAGCACCAATCACAACAATTTTCATAGTCATACGCATTTTCAGTTCCCTTTGTTTTCATCATCATTTAATATAGTCATTATAGCAAGAGTTGTAGTGTTTGTCAACCTTTTTTTTCACTTAATCGTTAAAAGTTTTTATCATATCTAACAAGTCTTGATAATGTGCCATTTGTTCTAATTCCTTCTCAATTGTAGTCATGATATCAGAATGCTCGGCTACTCCTACGGAATTATCAAGAATATTTTCTACGTTAATCTTGTGCCTGTTGATTTGAGATCGAAAATAGTTCTCACTTGCATAAATAATCTTATTCCTCTTTGATGTAGTCATTTCTTCCTGCCAATACTATACTTGGCCACTAACTCCCATTCTTTCTTCTCTTTATAAGGGAGAATTTTAATCTGATTTAGTGGTGCAACAGGCTTGGCAGATTTACCGGAATCAACTAGAGTTACAAGATCCCATTGTTCTAGCAAGTTTGCAATAGCATTACGTCTACCGATATCAGATTCGTTTTCATTGAAATCTGAAGGCTTACCATCTAGAGCGAATAGCTCCTTGAAGTGAACGATGAAGTATCGGCCTTGCTTATGTAGAATATGGCAAGATTGGTAGAGTTTCCTATCCTTGCGGGAGGCAACACCAATTCGTGTCAGTGTTTCTTTTACTTTTAAGAAGTCATCCTCTACCTTCAGATGAACTTCAATCATATTACTTAGATCAGTCATTTCATACCACCTTTAATCAATTTTTCTCGTATAAATTCTATTTGCTCATCATTAAGTATTTTGAGTGCTTCTTTTGCTTTATTAACAGAATACCCATAATAGTCAATCACCATTTGTAAAACATCATCATCATTCTTCTTAAACCATTTAGAAAAACGTTTGCGTTTTCTTATGATATTTAGTAAGAATGAATATTGAAGCATATTATCTATATGAGAGTTTTTATTCATCAT